TTGTCTTCTAGAGACTCAGTTGAAAGTTCCCAATCTAGACGTAACTTCTTTGTTGTCAAAGAAATTTTTGAGAATGTCACAGCAGCGTTACCGCTGTTTGCGTTATCTCCTTCTGTCGCAAGTTTCATAAGCTTTTCGCCTACGCCCATGCGATCAATTTCAGTTGTATCAGATTTCATTCTAACGGTACGTGCGACTTTACCAATTACGGTTGCGTCGAACATGTAGTCTAGAAATCGAGCTGATTGTTCTGGATTAAGTAATCCACCATTGCCATTTTCTGACCCTGTGTGAATTCCATCTCCTCCAGTTGTTGAAGCAAAAGTGCCTGTGGCTGTTGTGCCAGTTGCAATTGCCTTTTCTAATAATTCATTGCTCATAATTTATTTACCTACCCTTTATTTAAATAGTTCGTTTACGGAACCGAGGAAAGAACCATTCCATTTTGATTTTTGGATTTTTACTTCCTGAGACCCGCCAAGGTCTGAGGACTTCTTAATTGCAGTCTCTGATTCTACTGCATCGACACGCTTTTCTACACCATCAATCGTGTTTTTGATGTTCTCAACAGTTTTGTTGAGTTCTGAGTGTTGTTCTGCCAACTCTGAGATTCTAGTTTCTACGCTCTTGCTAAAAGATTCAACTGTTTCTTTAATAGTTGTAACTTGTGCTGCATTTGCTTCTGAAGCCTTGCTTAGAGTTTCTGAGAAAAAGCCTTTTAGGTCACCTAACATTTTTGCAAAATCAGGTTCATCAACGACGACTTCTGAGACGTCTGCTGCTTTTTCAACGATTTCGGCAGAAGCATCTGCTACTACATCTTCTGTAACAGCTTTTTCAATTACTGCTTCTGCAGCGATTGAAACTTCTACTGGAGCAGTTTCTTCAACTGCTACTGTTTCTGTGTTTTCTGACACTTCATTACCTCCTTTTGCGTTTGCCTGTTTTGCTATTTGTGTTTCAGGCAACGTAAATCTTGACTTCTTAAATGAAGCAAGAATTTTATCTATTTCTTTTGCTTTGTTAACATCGTTAGTTTCTACCCAGCCAATTAAACTTGCTAGTTTGCCAGTTACTGGTGAGGTATAGGTTGCTTCTGTTGACATAAATACGGAATCACTATCTTCACAATAAAAAATATTTTCCGTAATGGTATCTGCTGCTATTCCTTTGAAAATTAATTGTCCATTCATTTTTTGAATAGATAAAATATTACATAATTCATTTGCTGGTGAATCTACAACTGATAGTTCTATCAATGAGTATTCTTTAATAAATCTTACTGGATTTCCTGTGGATTTATTTACTTCGTTTTCTGAATCTACAATCTTTCCGCCAATTGAAAATCCTTGAAGAGTTCCGTCTAAAACTTTTTCCCAGGTATCTTGTGCGCCTTTTGATATGTATGCATCTACATAAACTCCATTATAAAATTCACCTGATTTTGTATCATAATAAGTTTCTGGTTTAAATGAAACCATTTTGCCAACTGCATTGGATGAATGCATTTCTCTGATATTGCCTCTAAAACCTTCAAAAGCTTTTAAGCTTGCTTCTGCGGTTACAACATCTCCTGTTTGATCAATGTTGTCTAGTGTTGCAAAACCAGAAACTGTTCTCTTTTCACGATTGACTTTTGTAAAAGGAATAGATAAACTAATATCATCGCCATTACTGGACCAATAAGATTTTTCGATATTCATATGCTTAATTTTATCTTTGTATACATAAAAAGGCAAATAACTAGTTGCCTAATAATTAAGCTGTGGTTCTACCCTCACCTTTTGGATTTCTGGCCTCCCCAGAAATATCGGGAGAATTTGCAGATCTCTCCTGAGTTCTTTGTCTGGAATTACCAGCCTGGGCTCTTTGCTCTGCCGCTCCCTGTGCCTTTAAATCAACGACATCGTCTCCGCCATCTCTAGGAACCATACCTTTTCTAATTCTAACTTCATTTGGGGTAATTACTTGCATTCTTAAATATCGCTCATCAATTTTGGACTGAGTGTCCTCGTCTGTTAAAGTTAATTCATTAAATTTAAGCATTAATGCATCTGTTTTTTCTGAAATAATTCTATTTAATTTTTTCTCTAAAATATCTTGTGCTGGTCTACATACTTGCTCTTTAAACATTTTATCTGCATCACGGGCAGAAGCTAAACTAATTCCTTCTGGAACTCCTATTTTATTTATAGGAACTCTATGAGCTAATAGTATTTCATCTCTATTTGATTTACGATAAACATTAAATGAAGACTCTTGAGAGTTTGCCTCAATTGGCTCCATTTTAAATTCAACTTTTGAGTCTGGGCTATCTGGTGGGAGTGGAACATATAGAGATCTATGATTTTTACCTTTTAGACCTACTTGAAAAAACTCTAATAGTTTTCTTTCAGATTCTGCTGAGAGCTTTGCACCTTTAACAGTAATTATATATCTTGGGACTGCTTTATTTTCAAAATAATCTAAATTGTATTTACCAGCAAATTCATTACCAGCCATTGATGTTTGTGCTGCAACTATATCTGGTAGGCCATAGTAATTGTTCATTGGTGTATATTTCTTTAAATGAATAATTTCATTTGGTCTATCTGTTGCATCGGCTATTGGATTAAGAGTTTCTTGATCACCAAAATTTCTAAAGTATACGGCCTTTCCGTATAGCAATTGAATAAATCCATCACGCAAACGACGAACACGCATAGTCTTTGCTGGAATATGTCCAACATATCCTATATTACCTGAAGTAGTTCTACCAATTTCAATAAATCCATTTCCTGTAGCCTCTAAATCTGTATAGGCTTTAATTAGTGTTTCTGTAAATGTCTCTTCTTCATTTGTTTCTTCTAGCCAAGTATCTAAATCTTGACGAAGTTTGTTTAATTTTCTACGTGCTCTATCTAATTGTTTTTCATCTGAGATGTTATCTAAGGCATCGTTTGCTTTTTTAGTTTCTACAAATGTGTATCCAAGTCCTACAATATTTGCAACCTTTGCATTAATTGCTGCGTAATTGTACGGTGATATTTCATAAATTTTTGAAAGGTATTCTAAGTTATAAACTGGTTCGACCAAGTCAAACATTGCATATCCAGTAACTGCTTGTTGCAATAAATTTTGTTGAGTTCCAGTTCCGTCTTGACCAATAAATCTTTTTGAAAACTCTCTAGACATTTTTCGTCTAAAATTAGTGCTAAGTCCATTAACCTTTTTTAATTCTGATTCTCCAATATTAAATGGGTCATTGTCTATTGCAGCTTCTTTGCTATTAAATCTTACCCAATCAGCAGAATTTGATATATCTATATTTTGAACAAACTCTGTGTCATCATTAATAAATTCCATTAAGGCTTTCCTCCATTTTTAATTGAATCTTTGTACACGCCAATGTCTAGTGGATCTGGTGTTAAGCCCCAATCTAATCTTTGTTTTTGGTGTTCAAACTCTTCGTCATCAATTTTACGTCTACCTGATAAAAATTTAGGCTGACCTTCATATATTCCAAATGATCTTACTTCTCTAGCCAACAAATCTATCTTTGATCGGTTACCCTTTTTAGCTGTTATTGATAAAAAGTTTCCATCGTCATCGCCAATCCATCTTCCGTCTGGCATTTCCCATACGTATATTCCTAGAGTTGTTTCCTCTATTACTTTTTGATTAACATTTTTAATATCCATTAGGTATTAATTCTACCATTCTTTATAGTTAAAGTCCATATTTTGTCAAGACAATTGACAGAATTATGAGTTTTGTATCACAAGCCAGTCATTATTATATAGGTTTACCGAATTTTCAGACAAGGTTATGGAAGATCCGCTGGTTTGATAGGACTGCCTAGAGGTATACAAATCATAATGATTAATAATCTTATTATAGTTCAGTAATCCCTTATAGAATGACATATATTGATATAAAGATTTAACGGATCCAGAGGATTTATAGTTTACCGTAACTACTCCATATATTGGGGCTGTAAAATTAATAACGACATGGTGTATATCATTTACCTTAAATATATTAGATATTAGGGTTTGGGCAGATACATCTACCCCATTAACATATATAGAGGCTATATTTGTTTTATTAATTGACCCATTTGTATTCCATGAATATTCGCTAGCTGTCCCTGTCCCGCTTACAATAGAGCTAATAAGTAGGCTTTTGCTTAAAGAATAAGGGGTGTAAAAAAATTCTATAGACTGTTTTAATTCGGAAAGATTAATTTTAAATCCAGAGTTTTCTGGAACTAGCACTCCATTTCTTGGATCTCTGTTTACAATTGAATACGCATCTTTACCTAGATAAAAATCTAAGCCTTGAATTTTTGATAAATAGCTTGATCCATTTTTAGAATACATTATTTGATTATTATAAAAACTAATATCTAAATTATATAATTTTGGTAGATACTTAGATATGTTTCCAGAAGACATTATTATTTTTATATTTAAAACCTTACTGCTACTAAATTGTGAACTTTTGTATTGTGGAATAGATTCTCCATTTACACATGTGCTATAGTTTATTCCGTCTGTGCTGGTTTGAACAGTTATCCCATTATTCCCAAACCATTCTATTTTTGAAGAATCCATAATTGTCGCCGCTGGTAAATATATAGTATCTGTCAATATAACTGTTTTACTATCAAAAGCTTCGCCTTTTTTAATTTGAATATACTTATTTGTTTGATCATAATATAAATCGTCTGTTATTAATTCTTCCCATGTTCTATTAAAAGGATAAGAATATGTAAAAACTTTACTTATATCGGTGTCATAAAATTCAAAGAATTCTCCATTATCTGTTTGAGATATTTGAGAAGGATTAGTATAGCTATGATTAGAATAGTGATCTAGTATTTTTACATAAGGCAACCCGTATCTATATACTGCTACGTCATCTATTAAAAACTTATCGTCTGAGTCTGATGTGGGTCCAGAAGTTAATAATATTTCATTGTTTGTAAATGGATTAGATGATATTAATTTACTTACACAAAGATTACCATCTATGTATATGTGAGCTTCTGTGACTGAATACACGCAGGCTATGTGTATAGATTTATTAATAAATGGTAAAGTATGCTCTAAAATTTCTTGACCTAGTTTAAAAATTATGTTTCCATTTTCATAAAATATTCCAACATTTTTTGTACTGTCTCCCAATATTGTAGTTAAAGAATCTGTACTTATTTCTGGATACATCCAGCATTCTAGTGTAAAATCATTATCTCCATAATAAATTGTACCAAATCCTCCAGGAGCATTGTTTTTATAATAACTATTAACAATTGGAAATTCTATGCTTTTAGAGGATGTAATTTCTACAGAATGATTGCCGCTTGGAGATAAAGGAAAATGTTTTGGATTATTATTAAAGTCTCCTGCATATAAACCAAAATTAGAGCATCCAGAACTGTCTTCTGCTAAATAGTTAATGTTTCCATATTCTTCATACGCATCTAGAAGATCTTGGTATGTATCATATTTATCTAAAATATCAGTAAAGTCAAAAGTTGGATTTACTGCAACGTCATCTAGTTGCCAGAATCCAACTGGATGGTCTTTTAATATTTTAATCTTATATGACATTTTACCGTTTATCCCCTGATTATTTATTGTGTGTTAATATATTTCCTGCAAAATACCAATTGTATGGATCGCAGCTAAATGTATAAACATCTTTTTCAAGATTTAAAATATTTTTATTTACCTTAGTGACCACTGTTTCTGATATAACTTTATTAATATCTAAATTTTCTGATAATTCATCTGGATTAATAGCTATTAAAAAATCTCCTGCTTGAACTGTGCCTGCTTCGACTACACGATACTCGTTATTGCGTTTTACGAATATTGGGTGAGTTTCAGTAAATTGAGCTGTTTTATTATCATTAAAATATACTCTTTCTAATTTATTAGAAGCAATTACATTTGTAACTTTAGTATGTACTAAATTATTTAACTTCAAATCTTGCACATTAATTTGTAATGGAGTTGCATTTGATTCTTCGGTTAATGATTCTAAATTAACTGTTAAAAGCACATCTTCAATTTTAATATCTCTAGCTTTTTTTGGACCATTGCTAGTTAGTATTAAGGTATCTCCATCTACGCATCTTGTAAAGTATGGACCAAATGATGGTGGGAAGAATGGAAAAAATGGAAAGTAAGGTGGTGCAAAATATGGAAAGAATGGAAATGCTGGTGGAAAATATGGAAAGAATGGAAATGCTGGTGGAAAGTATGGGAAGAATGGTGGGATTGGCTCAAAATATGGAAAGAATGGAAAGAATGGAAAGAACGGGAAGTATGGTGGAAAGAATGGTGGGAAGAATGGTGGGACATAAACATAATACTGAAATGGTATAGATGTTCCAAGTGGTACTACTGATCCGCTAGTTAATCCTTGTGAATATATTATTAAATTATTTGATTCTGTATTTGTATCTGTAGTTGTTTGTATGTATATAAATCCTAAATTTGTTAAATATGTCTGAGTAGTGGTATAGGATTCCCCAGTAATATTTGGAACTGATACTTTTCTTACTCCGTGTTTACCACGACTTGACTTTGGCATTTTAAGCGCTCAAATCGCCAAGCGCAACCCAAAGATTATTTCCTCTTTTTATTAAAGTTGCAGATGACCACTGGGATCTTAATTTTAATCCAGGGGTAGAGTTTATTGTTACTCCAGTATCTGCTGCAATTGTAACTTGAGATGAACCAGTTTGAACAATATCAACTGTTGATCCTATGGCAAATATCGCTGAGTCTGTTGGTACGGTTACGGTTCCTCCGCTTGACATTTCTATTAGTTTTCCAAGATCTGAAGATACTAAAGTATAAGATGCAGATTTTTGTGCAATTGTAAATACTGAAACTAGATCTTGTCCAGCTGCGCCAGTAGCTCCAGTTGCGCCAGTTACTCCAATTTCTCCTTGAATTCCCTGTATGCCTTGGATACCTTGTTCACCTTGTGGACCAGCTGCGCCAGTAGCTCCAGTTGCTCCAGTTGCACCAGTGTCTCCCTTGTCGCCTTTAAGTCCTTGAATACCCTGTATTCCTTGATCTCCTTGTGGACCTCTTATTGTTCCAACATTTATCCAAGAAGATGTTGATTGTGACCAAACATATAAATCATTATTAATTAAATATGCATCTGCAGGACTTCCAGTAGGATGTGCTGCTTGTAGTGCTGTTAAGTTTGAATAAGAGCCAAGTATATTAACGCCAGTTCCCTGTTCCCCTTGAATTCCTTGTATGCCTTGTATACCTTGGCTTCCTTGCGGTCCAGTTGCTCCAGTTGCTCCAGTTGCACCAGTATTTCCTGTATCGCCCTTGTCGCCTTTAAGTCCTTGAATACCTTGTTCGCCTTGAATGCCTTGTACGCCTTGAATACCTTGTTCACCAGTCAAGCCAGTTGCACCAGTATTTCCACGGGGAATTGTAAAATTTATTGTTTGGCTTGGCGATGTGCCTGTAATTGTAACTGAAGCAGATGAGCCTGCGTTTCCAGTTGTTACTGTTCCTACAGATAAAACGTTTGATGGTCCCGCTGCGCCAGTTGCACCAGTTGCACCAGTTGGACCAGGATGATCGTCAATATATTCAGAAATATCAGCAGCTAAATATGAAATGTCTCTTGGGATGTCTGGGGAGTCTGTGTAATCTGGAAATCTCCAGTTTTTATCATTTGAAATAGTGGCCATTTTTAAATTATACCACCTTGTTGGTTTTACGCCAAAATCCAGGAGACATATATTTAATTCCAGAAATAACTGGTAAAGACTGATGGTAGTAAGGCTCTACAGATGGAAATATTACAATGCTTCCTGCTTCTGGCTTTATAGTTATATCTTGATTTGGAAAATTAATTTCTCCACCTTCATAATTATCATTAAGATATAGCACTACTGATATATTAGGGTCATCTCCATTATTATAATCATCAACATGTGGCCCCATAGATTTTCCAGTAGAATATTTACTTATAGACAATGGCATTAGGCTACCTATATTTATTGAATAATATTTTGAATAATCTTTTGACGAGTCGACTATTGCTTTTTTAAGAATATAGTTTATTTTTTGTATATCTTGATCTGTATCCGATTCAACAGAGCTACTAAATCTTTTTTGATATCCAAAAACATATTCTTCATCCCCACTAGCAATCCATTTTTGCCATACAGGAATGCTTGTATGATTATTTAAATTTTTATCTGATTCCTCTATTAAATTAATTAAAGATTTTGGATTTTCTATAACATTTTTGTAGTAAGATATTTTATCAAATCTTTCCACATTAAGCATATTTGTTTCCTTTATTCCATTCTTCTTTTTGTTTTGCCTGTTCAATTCTAACTTGCTTTTCTTCTTCTTCCCATCTATCCAATGTTTCTTGATCATAAACTGAATCTGCGTAATCCCAAAATGAAACCATGGTGTATCTTGTGCCCTTAGTTATTTCTGAAACTCCGTGAATATTTTCATAACCTCCAGGAAAAACATAATAAGAATAAGCGTTTGGTTTAAAGGATAAGTACGTTTTCATTTCGTTATCTTTGTCACAAAAATATAATTCTCCACCTTCGTAATCATCGTTAAGGTAAAGTATTCCTACATATTTATTTATTTCAAAAGCATTTGGTTTTCCGTCGTTATCTGAATTGTCTGAATGGGGACTTGCAAATCCTCCAACATCCCACTTTTGTGCATGAGACGTGTTCGCTTTAACTTCTCTTTCAAATACTGTTTGAACAGCTTCTTGATATTTATCTTTTATTTTATCAAAAAATCCTTCTGGTAAATCAAATTTTTTCATTGTTTCTGAATCTGTTTTAATTCCTTTTCCAGATGATCCATAAAATGCAATATCTCCCCAGTCAACATCACAATTTTCAAAAAAATTAATCATTTTTGGAACAATTTCAGGGTCTATAAAATTAGGAATTTCTACTATAGTATTTACTTTAACCCCTAGATTTCCCATTTTTTCAGAAGGGACTTCTTCGTTTTGTAAATAAATAAATTTAGATTTATCTATAAAGTCTATCATGCCATTTTTCATTTTTGTTCCTCTTCTGTTTTAATTTCTATGCTTTCTTCTTTTTGTATTTTTTTTAATTTGTGTGTTCCATCACAGTATGGATACGCATTAGATCTTCCACAAGTACATTGTCTCATAAATATTTATTATTATCTCTTCCTAAAAAGTGATGCACAGATTCTGCATCTATTTGTTTTTCAAATCTTTCTTGTTTTATTCGATCTTCTTCCATTTTTGACCATAATTCTTTTCCATATTTTTTTTCATTATCTAACCACTCTTTAGATCCATCATACTCGAATTGCCAAAAACATCTAATCATATATCTATCATTTCCAAAAGATTTTCTAACTCCATGATAATATGGCTCTTTTGATGGGAAAACAATTACATCTCCCTTTTTTGGTTTATGAGAAATAAATTCATTATTAACGGTAAAACAGATCTCTCCATTCTCATAATTATCGTTTAAATAAAAAGTAGTAGTTATTCCAAATTTATTTCCTGGCATTTCTTTTTCTGGCTGGACAAAATCCGTATGATAATTCATTGAATAATTTTCAGATATTCCATCTGAGCCTTCTATATATTTATTAATTGAAGCTGCCTGTTTTGTATAATTTGGCAAAGAAGTATCTGGGTGCATGCTTAAAAAATGACTAGTTACATCATAAAAAATTTCTCCTACTTCTTTACATAACTCTTTATTAATTTTTTGATTTAAGTTAGATTCGTCTATTTGCCAATTTCTTGAATTTATAAATTCATCTCTTGTAGGAAATTTTTCAAATTTTAAAAAATCTTCTCCTAATGAAATCATATTTCCAAATGTATACCATTGTTCCCAGGGATGTAATTTTTTTGCTTTTTCTAAAAAATCATCTACATCATTAAAAACATTTCTATACACATTTATTTTTGGATATATTGTAATAAATTCTAAAGGTTTAGTCATGGCTGTTTGTCTCCTGTGTGACTTAATATTGTCCAAAAAAATGGTATCACATATCTAATTCCACTTGTTATTTCTTTAACTCCGTGACTATAGCCTACATCTCCTGGAAAAAAGTACGCTGCCCCAGGCTTTGGCTTAAATTCAATTTCTTGATTTAAGAAGTATAGTTCTCCGCCTTCATAGTCGTCGTTTAAATAAAATAATCCCGCTAAATCATACCAAGGGAAATCATTTGGCTCTCCGTTTTGAAGTTGTTTATCCGCATGAGGCTCTTGTCTATATCCTTCCATCCATCTTACTATTGCTGGACTTGTCGGCTTTGCATCTACTTTAAAAAAATTGTCTACTTCTATTTTAAGTCTGTCTACAAGTCTTTGAATAACAATAGAAATTTCTGGATCAATTTTATCTAATATTGGTCTAGAGGCCACTCTGTTATCCCAGTATGATGCGTCATATATAATTATGCCTTTGTCGTTATAATGGGTTTCTGTTCTGTCCCATGTATCAATTGATTTTGCTGCATTTAGAAGAAAGAGTCTTTCTTCTTCTGTCATAAAATTTTCTCTTGCTTGAATTTTGTCTGAGGAAGTTCCAAAAAATCCTGGTGGGGTTATAGAGATGCGGTCATCCCAATTTTGTTTTCCATTAGCTAATTCTCTATCGTCCATAATTTATTATACCATCCTATTCATAGACTCTTTTAGACCAAACCTCGTTTTTATATACTCCGCCATCTTTTACTCTATACCTATCACTATTTTTTTGATTTTTTTTATAAAGATTATTTGGATTTTCTATAAAAATTTCAGAATCCCAGTCTTCTCTTTTAAAAGGTATAATTTGAGCATATGGTGTACCAGCTGGTATAGTTCCTTCATACCCCTTAATAATAAAAAACGGCATTGTTCCTGGTAGATTAATTTTATCGTTATCTACAATTCCAGTTGTCATTAAAAATGGTAAATCAAATCTATTTAATGGTGTAGTATATAATGCGCTGTATCCTTCTGGTAATTCTATTGCCCAATCTGGGTACCATGCAAAATGCTCATTGTAATATCCTTGTGGATGAACAAATTGTGGCATAGGCTGTCTTTCAGAACAAAAATCTTTATATTTTTCATCTTTAATTTCTACAGAAATTTTATTGCTCTTTAAATAAAATTTTATATCACATGGTGTTTTTAAAAGATATCCAGTGCCAAGTATGTCAAATATTGCTGGGCAAGCTTTCCATGTTGGAATTTTTCCCCCGTCTGGACCCTTCCAGTAATCTTTTGTGACTGGATGTACTGCAAATCTGTCGGCTTTTCTAAACCAATCTGGGATCTCTTTAATTGAAGGGGATGGTTTAGATATACTAGATTCATTTAGCCATGGTCTATTTGAAACAAATTTAATTTTATTATTCATTATTTTTATCCAAGGTATTATCTATTACTTTTAGTTTTAATGATTTAACTTCGTGTGATCCAACTGAATTTTTATTTTCATCTACAGCATCTCTATACCAATCTGTCCACTGCCCAGATTTGTTTACTTCTTGAGCAGCATCTCCATAACTTTTTTGTTTTTGAGCATATTCTGGATTGTGTATAAAATTTTCTATTTCTATAGTCTCATCCTTTAATTTAGTTAATGAAATTGGAATAATTGTTGCTATTGGAGTGCCAGCTTTTATTATAATTTCTTTATTTGCAGTTTTTGCTTTTATTGCTAATGGTAATTCGTTTGGATAAAATGATGTACTAATTAATGAAGCCATTACTTCAAAATCTTCATAAAAGTAATTTAAACAATTTATAGTTAATAAACTGACGTCTTGTTCTGATTTAAATATTAAACCAGTCATAAGACTAACTGTTCCTTGTCCTCTACCAGTATATCCGTATTGCTCTCCAGACAATATTTTAACAGTGTCTGGTGTTGTATCTGTTATTCCATTCCATATAAATTTTAAATCAACTGGGCAAGAGAGGGTCCAGCCAATTGAATTTGCCATAGTGACAGGAAAACAATGATAAGCATGTTTATCAGGTGTGTTTTCCATCCACTCTCTTTTTATAGAAAGAGGTTCTATAATAAATGAGTCTGGATTAGTCTTGTATGCTTTTAATATTGACACTAGTTGCCAGTATCTTGATACATTTCTTGAGTATGGAATTTAGCACTATAATCTAACATTGTAACTAAAGAATATTTAGTTCCTGATTTAACTACTTTAGCTTGATGAGGATACATATATGTAGATGGGAATATGTATAAATCTCCTGCTTTTGGCTTAATATTTAAATTTTGTAATCTAAAATATAACTCTCCACCTTCGTAGTCATCGTTTAAATATCCAACTAATGAAACTGTACAGTTATAAGAAAACCCATGATCATGATGTTCCATAAAGTGATGTCCAGGCACATATTTAATAAAATTAAAAGCTTCCCAATATTGCAGTTTATGTATATTGTGTTTTTTACAATAATCTTGAACTGCTGGTGCTTGTTTATCGTAGCAGTCTTGCCATATTTTTTGTAAAGATAAAGAAGTTTCTGATTTGTCTTGCTCTATGTCTGTTTTTTTAAATTTAAAATCAACGCATTCTCTATACTCTGGCATTCTTTCTTGATACCCAACATATGCTGGTTGCCAGGTGTAATTTGGAGACTGGCCATCTAGTTCTTTTTCTAATCTTTCAATTAAATTTAAATCTTTTGTTAAAACATCTCTGTACACCCAAATTCCAGAACCTAAATCTTCTGCGCTAGACCATGTCTGAGTATTTGTCATTTGTTCTCCTTATGCCCTAATAAATTAATATCCATCATAACTACAACTGAATATTTATCTCCAGAAATCATTGGTTCTGAAGAGTGCTCGTATATATAATTTGATGGGAATATTACTACATCACCACGTTTTGGTTTGTATACTAATTTGTCTAATCTTGGAAAAGCTATTTCTCCGCCCTCATAATTATCGTTTAAATAAATTACAGCGGATACGGTGCAATTGTAATGCGGTCCATGATCTGCATGAACTCTAAAGTGTTGTCCTGGGCTTGTGTATTTTACAAAGTTAAATGCTTCATAATATATTACATTAATTCCCCAGTATTGACAATAATCATCTATACATTTTTTTAATACATCATATATTGATTGATGCATGTCTAAAAGTTCTGCATTGTTTTCATTTCTTTGTCCAAGGTTTTCTGGCTTGAATTTAAAATCAACACAGTCTCTTGCAGATTTTACTGGCTTGTCAGAAGTTGTAACTTGTGCCTCTGACCATTTATAAAGTGATCCGTTAGTTAATTTATCTTCTAATGTTTTAATTGATGTTTCACAAACATCACTTGTAATAGCTGATTCATAAATATTTAATCCAATTCCTGGATTTAAAACTTTAATATTTCCAAAAGATCTTTCTACTCTAAAAGAAGTTGATTCCGACCTATCTTTTGTAAACCAAGGATTGCTGTCTATATCATAAATATCTGACATTTTATTCTTTCTGCTAGAAATACATTATATATAATTACATATATAATGTCAAGAACACCAAAACCCCCTTTTGGGGGGTTTTGATTATTAATTTGTTACTTATTGTGAGTTAAAATATTTCCTGCAAAGTACCAGTTATATGAGTCGCAACTAAATGTGTATACATCTTTTGCTACATCTAAAGTTACCTTATTTACTTCAGTAACCTCTATTTCTGATATAACTTCTGACATTACTAGTGTTTCTTTTAGGGCATCTATATTAATTTTAATCAAGATGTCTCCTTCTTGTACTGTGCCTGCTTCTACTACACGATATTCGTTATTACGTTTTACGAATATTGGATGAGTTTCAGTAAATTGAGCTTCGCTGTTTCCATTGAAGTAAACTCTGTCCTGTTTATCTGAAGCTATTACATTTGTAACTTCTGTAGGTACCAGGTTGGTTACCATTAGATCTTGAACGTTAATTTCAAGAGGAGTTGCGTTAGGCTGATCTGATAATCCCAGAGCATCAACTGTTAGTAGTTTATCTCCTACTTTAATATCTCTAGCAGGCTTTAATCCTTCGCTAGTTAATATTAAGGTATCTCCATCTACGCATCTTGTAAAGTATGGACCAAATGATGGTGGGAAGAATGGTCCAAAGCTTGGTGGGAAGAACGGTGGGAAGAACGGGAAGAACGGGAAGAACGGTGGGAAGTACGGTGGGAAGAACGGGAAGAACGGGAAGTACGGTGGGAAGTACGGGAAGAACGGGAAGAACGGTGGGAAGTACGGTGGGAAGAACGGGAAGAACGGGAAGAACGGTGGGAAGAACGGGAAGAACGGTGGGAAGAACGGTGCTGTTGTAGTTATGGAGTTTGTAGTTTCTCCTTCTGATGTTCCATTATCGTTAATTGCATAAATAGTATAAGTTTGTGCTGTACCTCCTGTCTCTGAAATAGTTTTTGGTGATTGAGAGTTTGGGTATGAAGGTCCATCTGATGAAACAACTGTAAAGCTAGTAATTGCTTTACCACCAGTTGCTCCTGCTGACCAGGATACTACATCTTGATCAGCGCTTGGTGATGCTGCGCTTACAGAAACTGGCTTTGCTGGCACAGTAGTAATTAATACAGAGCTAGACTCTGTTGCAGCAGAAGATCCTGCTGCATTGCTTCCAACTACTGAAAATGTATATGATGTATTTGAAGATAGTCCTGTAAACTGAAAAGATGTATTAGATGTAGTTTGAGTTGTTGATGATGGAGTTGTTGTTATTGTATAACTTGTAGCTTCTGGTGAGCCAGCTGGTAAAGACCATGATAAACTTGCTGCTCCGTTATTAAATGTCCTAGATGTTCCTATATCTGTAGCGGTTAAGCTTTCTACAGGTTTTGGCTCTAAGAAATCGTTTGCTGCTTGGGATTTTCTACCAGATCTTTTACTCATTTACAATATCTCCTTATGACTTCAAGTCGCCGAATACTACCCAAGAGTTTTCTGCTCTCTTAAATAATGTTGCGGATGACCATTGTCCTCGTAATTTTAATCCAGGAGTAGCATTTACTGTTACGCCTGTATCTCCTGCAATTGTAATTAATCCAGTATTTGTACCAAGTATATCTAGAGTTGTTCCAATTGGATAAGCAACTGCTGAGTTAGTTGGGATTGTTATTGTTACTGGGCTTGTAGAGTCTACCTCTATTAACGAGTCTCTCTCAGATGCTGCAGACAATGTGTAGTTTGCAGTCTTGTAAAGAATTGGAGTTCTTGAAGGAACGCCTTCTTTTGTCTGAGTTCCGTCTGTAAATGCTACACCTGCTGCTGCAACTGTTACTGTTCCAGTAAATGTTGGTGAAGCAAGTGGGGCTTTTAATGCAATGCTGTTTGTAAGTGTTGTGCTTAAGTTTGCATCATTTCCAAGAGCGTTTGCAATTTCTCCAAGAGTATCAAGTGTTGAACCTGCACTATTTACAAGTGCTGAAACTTCTGCACGAACAAACGCTGTAGTGGCAATTTGTGTGGTATTAGTTGCTGCTGCTGCAGTAGGTGCTGTTGGGACTCCAGTAAGTGCTGGTGAGGCTAACGGCGCCTTAAGGTCAAGAGCTGTTTGTGTCGCTGATGATATTGGTTTATTGGCATCTGTAGTATTGTCAACATTTCCAAGTCCAACATCTCCTTTTACTAATCCAAGAGGTGTAGTAATTGTTTTATTTGTAAGTGTTTGTGAGCCAGTTAAAGTAGCAACTGTTGAATCTATTGCAACTGTTACTGCTGAGCTACCATTATAAGATGTACCAGTTAAACCAGTTCCAATTGTTAATGCATCTAAACTAGTTCCAAGTGCTTTTCCTGAAATTGTTGAATTAGAAAGCTTACCATTAGCAATTGATCCTGCAAGCATTGCATTTGTTACAGTAGCTGTATCTGCTGCTGTAATTGCAGTTCCTGATATTTTGTTTGCTTGAATTGCTGCGCCAACTTTAATATTTGTATCGTCAATTTGATTTGTTGTTTTTGCAAGATATCCTGCGGTTGCCTCAGCTTCAGTCAAATAATCTGCTGCAGCATTAAGTGTTAGATAAGTTGTTCCTGCTTCAGTTTTAGTTAAATAATTTGTGGTTGCAGATGATTGTGTTAAATAAGTTGTACCTGCATCAGTTTTATTTAAATAATTTGTGGTTGCAGATGATTGTGTTAAATAAGTTGTACCTGCATCAGTTTTCTTTAAATAATTTGTATCTGCGGCTGATGTTGTAAGTACATAGCTTCCGTCTACACGGATGGTGTTATCTGATTTAAGAATTCCATCGCCTACCTCAAAGCTTGCTGTTCCTGATATTTGAGTAAAGTCTATGGCATCTGTACCAATTTTAACAGAACCGTCTGTATTTGTTCCTGTGTATATTTGAGAAAATTGTTTTAATCCATTTGCAGTTCCACTCATTACATAAACAACGTCACCTTTTTCTACATCAAGTGGTAATTGTTCATTTGAGTTATTATAATCTCCTGATCTAGTTAAAACTGCTGGTGTGCTTACGGAGCCAATATTTGTTACTTCATAAATACCGTTGTGAATATTGTTTGCTTGGTCTTTTACAACTACTCTGAATCCTGAAACCATGGTTACGCCATCTATAGACAATACTCCATTTGAATTCATAGTTAAAGTTGCACCAATACCAGTTCCGCCTCCTAAATCGGCAGATCCTGCAGCATATGTAGCAGCTAAAGCAGTTGTTGTAGCAACATGTGCTGCTTGGTGAATATTTAATGCAGAAACTACTGAGTTAAGAGCTACGGTTGTTGCATAAGGTTGAAGGTCAGATGTTAAAGCTACTGTACCTGTAGCGTTTGGTAAAGTAATTGTTCTATCTGCTGTAGGGTTTGTTACTGTAAGAGTTGTTTCCCAAGCATCTGCTGATGATCCCTCTAAAATAATGCTTGATTTTGGAACTAATAAGTTTCCATCGACATCTAACTTTGCTGGTCCGCCTGCGTTACCAACATCTGCTAGTAATACATAATCTGCAGCTGCTGCGTTGTCTAATCCAGTTATTTGATCATCGACATAAGATTTAAGTGCAACAACTGATGAGTCAATATTAAGAGAAATTGTGTTTGTGCCATCGTTGTAAGATTTTGTAAGACCTGCTCCCATTGAAAGGGCTGTATCAATTGCATCTTGTGCAATTTCTGTAATTCCTGGTGCATCTGACGCTATGTATGAAAGGCTAGTCCATGCTGTGCTACCAGTTCCAACTTTAATTTTTCTGGTGTCTGTTTCAACACCCATTTCACCTGCGGCTAATGTAGGATTTGCTGAGGTCCATTCTGATGCTGTTCCTCGTCTTACTTGAATTCTTACTGTTGACATATTTATTACCCCTTATTTGCTAATTATAGCATTTATTTTTTATTAGACTATAACTCCAGAATCGAATGTTAACCCATATGTTGAAGTTGATGGGGATCCACCGTCTGCGAATTTAGTTGCTGTTGTATTTACTCCGTTTGCCTGAACTGTATAGATCGGAAGACCATTGTAGTCAATAGCCAATCCAATATCCATAAAGCCTATTTCTGTTGTTGTATCTGGAATGTCTGCCACAAACGCAATTGGGCTCCAGGTTCCATTTAATTGGATCTGTAGCTTGTTTGTTGTTGTGTCAAATCTAAGGGGGGTTTCGCCTAATATAACGCTAGAGTCAAATGTTGCATTTCCTGCGACATTTA